CCCACTTGCTAACGTATGGGTCTGGCGCTTCACCGTATAAATGGTGTTGCGCTGAATCCCTAACTGGTCGATCCACTCGTTCAGGACGTTGAGCGCGAGTGCTGCGTCCTCACTGGAGATGGTATCAATCGCTCCGGCGACCCCGATAGACTGGAGGGCGCGAGTGGCGAAGTCGTTCGCACTAGGCATTAGTGTGCGCCTCCGGTACTCGCCGCCAGAAATGTCGCGTTGGCACTCCCTGATGTATACGCACTCACCCGCGCCTGCACCAGTCGATACCCCGCGACATTGGCTCTCCACGCACCCGCCGCAGTAGTGGAAGAGACTGCCGTCGCACTATTCGACGGGAGCATATTCAATGCGACAAAGGTTTCCCCATCGACCGACGCTTCAAATTGTACCGTCAGGGTAAACGTGCCAGACAGTTGAAACCCCACCGCCCCTAAGCCTCGGACGTCAAACTTCAGGACGTCGCCGTCGGCGTCAAAAATACTATCGGCAATCGGCGCAGCCAGACTCATGATCCACCTTGCAGGATCGACTTCACCCGGTCTTTCACGGCTCCGCCAAACTCTTCTTCGGTCAGACCCAGTTGAGAGGCCACTTCCGCGATGAGCGCACGAATGGCGACATTGCTATTGAGTCGGTCCGCCGCCGCCTGTTCCTGCTCGATGCCCTGTGCGTGATAGTCCGTAGCCCATTGCGCCAATTTACTGGCCGATGGCTGTCGTCCGGGTCCATCCCATCGGACAATCTTCTCGTCGTCGCCAGAGCCACGAGTCACCACCCGCGCTGTCGGTTCTTTCCACCGTATGATTTCTGCTAAATGATGACTCATATTAGACATCCACTTCTAGAAGGACCATCGTTGACGTGCTGGAGTTCAGGCCCACATATACAGTACCGGAGTCCCCTTGACTCATAAATTGGGTTTTATAGACGATTTCGCTGTCTGTTTGGGGATCATCAAGCACCGACCAACTCGAACTACCTGTGTAAATCGTGCCAGTATCCGCTGTGTAGGCTTGGGAGTTTTCCACCGCAATCGTGGTGGAATCTCTGAGGAGCTGCGTGTGTACGCGAGTATTTGACGTTACTTTACCCACCCCGTTGTGGGATACCAGTACCAAGATTTTATTATCGTCGTCTGCGGGGGTAATCGACGCAGTGAGTCCCGTGTCAGCCATCGTGCTGGAACTTGACGACGCCGACGACGTATCTACTCCATAGACCACCTGCAAAATCTTGCCTCCACCACCGGAAGGAGCCGCCCACCCGATATCATTGCCGTCAGCCATCGTCAGGACATTCCCGGAGCTGCCTTTGGCGAGTCGTGCGCCGGTCACAGCCCCACTGGTCCCGACGAGTAAATCTCCGCGTGTCGTCAGCGGTGAAATATCCGCAAACGTCGCGGCTGCCGTCGCGCTCGTAATCGCGCCCGTTCCAGCCCCCTTCAGATAGTTGCCAGAGGTGTGGGTGGCTGCGCCGGTCCCGCCACGGGCCACCGCAAGGGTGCCAGCGGTCATATTATCGACGTCGAGATAGTAGGAACCGTCCTCACCATCGAGTGTTTCGGCATCGCCACCACTCGCTCCAACGCGACCAGAGGCAGCGGAGGCCAAGATCGTGAGTTCTGCGCTCCCGGAGGTATACGCACTGACTCGCGCCCGCAGTAGCTTAAAGCCAGCCACATTCGCTGACCAGGCACCAGCAGCCGTCGCATTGGTCACGGCAGAGGTGCTGCTACTCGGCAACATCCGCAGGGATACCCACGTTTGTCCGTCTACCGTGGCTTCAAATTGGACTGTGAGCGTGAATGTGCCGCTTAATTGGAGGGCCACACCGCCCAATCCACGCACATCCAGTACTTTTTCTTCACCATCCGCATCAAAAATGCGAGTAGTAAGCGGGGCAGGAACCATAATTAGCCCTTCTGACGCGCTTTGCGTCGTGGTTTAGCGTTCGTTTTGGGTTTTGCTGGAGCTTTCGAGACAACACTCCAGACCGTAGGCGAATCCGCCCACTCCGACCCTAATGCGCGATCTTCCTGCTCAGAATGGACCATCCGTGTCGCGCCGTCACGGTGATACCTTACGCCCGGATATGATTGATGTATGTACGGAATTGCAGCAGCCACGATGAATCCTTTCCCTGCCATACCTGTGCCAGTATCATGCCGCCTAGCACACTGATTGCCACCATCGGCAAATACATCTGGTGTTCACTGAAAAAATTGTATTGCGGCACCACCAATCGTGGAAAGACCGAGAGCAATATCCAGCCTCCAGCCCATGTCCATACTGGTGCCTGCTTCCACATCTTGACCATGACAAGAACCGACAGAAAGATCAACCATCCTCCGACAAAGCGCCATAATAAACTCAAGGTTGCCATGTCGTGGTCCACGGTGAACCCAAACGGCCAGACTGCCAGTGCGAATAAGCGAGAGAACGCCCCCACTTGGGTGCCGACAAATTCCGCCCACGATAAGGACGATCCCCCTGCATGAACCGGCAACGTCATCCACGCGCTAAAGGTCGGCCATTGCACCAGACAGAGCAACGCGACCACACCGGCTCCATACGCCATGAGCTTGAGATGCTGTCGATAGATGAGACAGGTCCAGAGCATCAAGGCTGCCACCACCACGCCGATTTCCTTCGTCCAGCCCGCCAGAAGCATGGCTACGGCGGTGATCAGCAAGCCCCGTTGTCCATTCCGAAGCCCCCACAGGGCCACTAAAGCACAGAACGTCAGCAGTAAATCCCCTCGAGCTGCCACATAACTCACCGCTTCGGTCTGAAGCGGGTGAATCGCAAACATCCCGGAGGCAAAGATGGACCCCAAGCGCCCCACGAACGGGATAGCAATAATCGCCACCAGTACACTGTTCACTAAATGAACACCGACATTCAGGACATGAAACCACGTCGGACTCACCGGCCAGCCAAACGATGCCGGAAGTTCCGCCTGTAGTTGAAAGCTGAAATTGGTAAAGGCGCGACTCGGCCATGTCCACAGAATTTCCTGATTGACTGATCCGAGCCAGCGTACATCTTCGTAGACGAATGGCGCAGCCTTCAATGGCAAATACAGACAGAAGGCCAAGGTCACGAACAGGGCTACTGAGAGGCGATAATCTTCTGTCTGGTAATCCATGCGTGCGCCGCAATCGTTTCCTGTAACTTGTATAAGTGCATCACCGGGGTTAAGCGTCCCAACGCCCGGTCGTATTCTCCGTGCTGCGCTTCGAGCAATGCCAGATTGGTTTGCGCGACCGAAATCCCACTGGCGCGCTCGTGGTATGAACGATGGGGATGTTGCGCCAAGCGGGTCGAGCGCTGAAAACAGTCAATGGCAAAGTGTTCGGCGCGGTTAAGGAGGTACTGCGCCCCCAAATTGTTCCACGGACGTGGCTTATCGGGAGACTCCTCAATGGCCTGTTTCCACAAATGCAGCGGATGGCCCCACCGAAAGACCTGATTCGCAGTGGTGACGCTCCACACTAGGCAGAGCGCCACCACCAGAACCTTTCCTACTTTCATACGCTACGGCAAGGTTGTCGGGGTTGAGTTCTCGACGATAATTGCCGCACGCGCCCCACGCCATGCACTGGAGTAACACTGCCAGAGAATAGCGCGTTGCACGTTAATCCACGGAAGATACAGGGCTTGCCCTGTGCCTTCTGAACACGCCTCGCCGGTTTCTGGATCAACCTGTTGAAAATGGTTGCCAGCCCCCGTAAAGGCCGCATCTCCACTCGCCTGCGCTTGGGCGCGAGTCCCAAGGATGCCGCGAATGACGCGAATAGACGTACCGGACACGGACGAAATCTGCATCGCTTCGTCATTGACCCACACAAACTGTCCAGCCGAAAAATTCGTCCCGGACGCGACCGTAATCGTCGTCTGAGAGTTGTTAATCGCTGCACTGAGGGTCGTGCGTGTCATGTATGTCTGTGCATCAACCTGCTGTGACATGCCCATGAAAAAGCCAGCCACTAGCAGAACAAAGAAGAATTTACGCATCCTACACCTTCCTTTTCTGTTAAGCGGCTGCAATCGCCACCGACCACTCTGGTCGCTGGGTCTTGATGCCATAGAGGACGTCAAAACGACTCTTCCAAATATCGGAATCGCCGTCATACCATTCGATATACCGCAGACCGACACCCGACTGTGAGTCATACTTCATCGAAGCCTGATTCACACCCTTGGGTCGTTCGAGCGGCACGATTGCCAAGGCCACAGCCTCTTCGTTGAACGCCACACCCTGGGAATACACATTCCCGGTTGTGCCGAACACCGTAATGGCTGCACCATCCGCAGGCAGTGAATCAACATTCTGGAACCGTTCTCCTGGTCCCACAATCGATGGCGAAATGTTAATCGTCATATCACCAGTCGAGTCACTTACTGCGGTCGTCACGACAAACTGCTGAAGATCAGACAGTGTAGCCTTCGTGACCGGATTGACACTAAATACATTGGCAATCGTGAAGCGGTCGCCCACCGTCAGGTTGGACGCGCCACTCGACCAGCCATCCGTGATCAGACTTGATCCCGTTTGACTAGCACCATTGACCAACGGGGTGCCAGCATAGGTACCAACAGTGTGGGTATAGACGTTCTGGTCCATATACCAGTTATAGCCTGCCACATAGTCTGCAACCTCTGCCTTATCGAACACCTCGCTAATTTTACCTGCACGGTGAAAGTAATCTCTCAACGCATAGGCAATATCACCTTCCATCTCCGCATTGACCATCAAATGACGCTCTCCATTGCCACGAGGACAAGTAAAATTCGTCAGCTTCACGCCTGCATCGATGTAGGTTTGCATAGTGGAAGGGGTAGTACCCGGAGTACCAACCGCATTGAATGTCGCTTTGGTCACATCTTCGAGGATGTTCGCATCAACTTCATTCGCCAGTCGGACAATCGCAGGCTTTAACACCTGCGCCGTCAAGCTGTTCAAATCCAGCTTGCGCTCCTTTGAAGACATCGAAAAGTCCACACCTTGCTGACGATCCAATGTCAGCGTATCGCTCTGCTCTTCAATATCCTGCCCCGCCCACGCTTGGCCGGTCCGAACGGTGAACTGTGCCGGTTTCCGAATCCGGATTGAATCACCAATCTGACCACCCTTATCCCCGAAGGAACCTTCGAGTTTTCGACTACAACACTTGGCGGCATAGAGGTTGTTTTCAAACACATCTAGTGCGGCCAACGTGATGTCATCTATTGTGGGTAGATTATTCGCCATCACTTACCTTTATGAAAATCCTACCTTAGACAGTCCGTCGTCCGCCGCGCACTCCGTGACGTTTGCGAAATTGAGCCAGAGTGGCCGACCGACTATCGTAATTAGTAGGTGTAGCTCCTCCTCCCACCGGATGCATTGGTGGAGATGGAGTATCTACAGGAGTTGATGCAGATCGAGCAGGAGATACTCCTACTTTTGCTTCAATCTGCGCTTCTAATTTTCCAATCGCTCGAAGATGCGCCTTGAGCGTAGGCTGATTATACAAGTCCATGACCGCCTTTGGATTCGTTCCCAAATAATGGGCCATATCGTGACCGATGGGCGACGTAAGGAGCGTTTCAACCAAAGGCCGCTGCTTGCCATCGGTGGGCAGCGTTTCATATAACACATTATATGCCTGGTCAAAATCGGGTAATCGTTGACGTACCTCGTCTAACTTGCCATCCCAAGTCGCTTGCGCGTGCTGGATTCTGGCCTCTACATGCGCGGCACGATCCGCTGTAGACTTTTCATCTGTCTGTTTCTGAAGTTCCTGACGAGCGTGCCACCGAGCATTTGCCGCCGCAAATGCTGCATACGGATCCGGCTGATCGCTAAATTGATCAAGTGACGGTTCTTCGTTCTCAGTAGAAACATCTTGTGATGGTTCCTCTGGTGCAGCTTCTTCTGGTGGTGGTGCACTCTGATGTGCTATTTGCTGACGTAGCGCATGGCGTTCTCGAAGTAAGGCATCAATACGTTTGGCTGACCGACTCCTACGATCCAAGACTTCACCTGTATCCGGATCATAGACATGCTTCGCCGGATCCATCTGGGCAGGACTGACATCCTCTGATTCAGATGGCGGTGTTTCAGGTTTTGCTTCAACACCTTCTACAGAAACCTCTTCCTCAACTTCTCCCTGACGTTCAGCCTCCCGTGCTGCACGAAAGTCTGCTAATTCACTCACAGGAGGAGCAACTGGATCAGCCCCTGTTTCTTGGGGAACTATCGGAACCTCAGGTGTTACCTCAGAAGTTGTGGGATCGTTTACATCAGCCATAATATCTCTTTCTCGCATCTAGTTCTGGTGGATGCGTCACCGCTCTATATATTGGACTGCTTTCTGAAAAGTATCAAACTATATTTTCCCTAAATTCTCCGTCCACCTTTGAAATTCCTTCTGCAACTCTTTATCTTCTTCGCGCAGAATGTCCAGCTTCCTATGTGTTTCCCTCGTGTAAGGAAATTTATCTGCCTCCAACAATGCCTTCTCTCTCAACTTCAGCGCTTTCTTTTTAGCTTCAAGTATTTCCAGAGATTCTAGGTATGGATTGGGAGTGGCTGCTTCCACATTAGGACGTCCAAGCCTTGCACGCTCAACGGCTTCCTTGCCAAGCTTCCAGGCGTCTAATTTATCCTGATCATCCCAATTCTGATCATCCCAATCATACTCACCTGACTTCTGAAGCCAGTCCTTTAGCTCCGAGGCTGACCACTCGTCAAAGCTATCAAGATAGTCTTGATTTATCACATCAACTCTGACCCCCATTTTAAAAATAGCTTGTTCTGCTGGACTTAGCCTATCAAAGCTCTTCTGGCTCGGCTTCCTTCCAATCACTTTTGGCTTAGGACCGGGGGGACCTGGATGGTCCGGCTTCCATGACAACCTTCTCGTGTGGAGCGTCTTCACTTCTACTGCCTCCTCCTTCTTAGCGTCAGCTCTCTTCGTTCTTAGGGTCTCGGAAGTCCTAACGTCATCTTTGTGACGGTCAATCTTGGTCCTATCAGGTGGAGGTCTTACGTAACCTTCTTCCTGACGAGCTTTATAATATTCACCTCCAGGTTCATACCCTCTAAGATACCGTGACTGTTCAACCGCAGGAGTACCCGGTTGATCTAAACCCGACACAGATACCCGATTCTCATAGTTTTCGATTAACCCCGGACGGGGATCTCCAGAATAAGCATCAAGGTTACGACCACGAACAATCCCAGCCTGATAACGCAGTTCTTTTAACGCCCGGATCGCAGCCGTTCTAGATGGATAAATTCCCGCGACTTTACCGGGAACCTCCGGATCATAGACTTTAAAACTATCGCCAATCCGATGAACAATCCCCTGATAGTTACCCGAAGTATGCGGTCCACTGCCAAATCTACGCTGCAACGTCTCCGGGCCAATGACTCCACCCGTATCATCATAATAAGATGGCGTTCTCTCTAATTTTTTCAGTCTGGCCTCTTGACGAGCACGTTTCCGATCTAAACTTCTAGCATCTTTTTTTGCCTGAGCGGATGCAGCATCCGCTTTTGTTGTGACCCGTTTTACTGGCTTTCCAGTCGATGTCACTGTCGGAGTGGGCGTCTTAACGGGCGCACCTTTGCCCGTCATAGCCTTCCATTGTCTCCTTGCTAGAGCCTCAGCTCTCTTGAGAAGAGATGCACCTGACTGAGCAACTTTCGCCACCCCCTTCGGACCCGACGCAGGCATTCCACCCATAGGCTCTTCATCTGTATAAAAAGACTCAGCCCCAATAAATGACTGACGCGAACCGCCTGGGCGTGAAAAAGGATTCTCCATAGCAGCAGCATATGGAATCCCGGTTTCCGGGTCGTGTGTCCTCGGCTCTTCAGATTCTCCATAAAGCAATGTCATTAACGGCTTAAAAGCATGTGTTCCTGACAATCCCGTAGGAGAGGTCGCCCACTCTTTTGCTAATTGAGCCAGATCAATAGCCGATAAAAAATCGGACACCTGCTCAAACACTTGTGGAGAACCTGGATCCTGCGTGGAAAGAGCCTGCCACCACTTCGGTGATCTATCTTGTTCTTGATTAGCCATGCAACCAACTAATATTTAGGCATTTTCGGGGGTTTTTTTGTGGGACGCTTCTTCGGCTTATGAGGCATAAGATAAACTCCTAGCTTGAAGGTTTCCGACGTTTTCCTGCTTTACTCATTGCAATTGCTACGGCCTGTTTCGGCTTATATCCTTCACGTCGTAAGATCCGGATATTACCGCTCACTGCTTTCTTACTTGACCCTTTTTTTAATGGCATCTCGGCTCCTAACGAATCGGGGGACCTTGAGGAGGTCCTCCTGGTCCCGATGTCGGTGGTCCAGTTGTTTGCTTAGGAGGAGGCATCTGGGAAGCCACTTCCAGATCAGCCAACTTAAGCAGCCGCTTCGTCTCTTCCTGCGCGAGTAGTTTCGATCCCTCTGCATCAATCTTTAATAACTCTTTAATCAAATCCGTACGAGTCCCAGTAATGGTCGCTTCTGCTTGAATCCGTGCAATCCGCTCTTTCGTCTCATCAGATTCTCGTGTTCGGACTAAATCTTTTTGGGCCTTCACCTCATCCATTTCAATCTTTTGATCCAACTCCTTTAACCGTCCGGTGAGCTGCTGAATCATCTGATCGGCCTGCTGGAGCTGCTGTTTAACCTGAGGAGGAATTTGATCCTGATCTTTATCCCCCTGTAATTGCGGCGGTAATGTCTGATTTAAACGCTTCGAGATTTCCTGTACACCCGGGCCGTCAATATTCTTGACCGCAATCGGAGCCATCGCTGCCGCCATTTCAGGTGGTAATACCTTCATTAAATCAAATTGCCACGCTGCCGCTTCTTGACGTCGAGTCGTATAACTTGCTCCTACCGTCACCGCGACATCATATTGTCCTGCACCCCATTCATAAATCCGCTGCACCCCATTTTCACCCTGATACGGCTGTCCCATCGTTGCCATTGTTGAATCTCGATCATCTTCCAAACCAGCTAACCGCAAGACGCGACCGGGACGGGTATAAATCTTTGGAATTAAATCTAATAGAATCAAGCCTTCATAGGTTAAGGCTTCCCCAAAGTTTTCGTGATAATTCGTATTCCCTTCCGCCTGGGATTCCTTCCTGGCGAGAATGGCCTTCCCACTCTGATCGGCTCCACGTCGATTCGGATCCGTCGCATCATACCAGCCCGTCGTCGTCCGCAAATCGGACTTATGCTGGTTAATGGCGACCACGAGTGCCTGAATCTTGTTCGGATCGGTAAATTGGGCGACTGTAGGAGCAGGTAATGGACGACCCTCCGCATCAAACGCTTTAGTGAGCAACGCGGGAAACGGATCTCGGGCGGCACGCTGCCACATTTCTTCTAACCCTTCAATCGCTTCGACAGGAGCCAACACCTTCGATTTCGGACTGAGCGCGAGTTCATAGACCAACTCGGAGTTCTGATAGTTATACATCCGCTGTGGATCACGCGCTGCCCTCACAATTCCACGTAATGTCCGCTTACCCTCAACGACTAATGATTCACCAAAAATAGGAACGACCGGAATATACCGTCCTGGCCAATCTCGACCTGCTGTCTTATTTTTATTGCCCTCAAGAATTTCTGCGCCACTAATTTTGGCTAATTTGACAGTTCGCTGCTGTAATCGACGACGCTGGATCACTTCAACCCCTTCAGGAAGTCGATCTGCAGGCACCGTATATTCTTGCCCACTAGCGCTATCACGAACTAACAACACCTCAGGTCCCTCTGTCACATCCACATAAAAATAATCAGCAATCCGTACCGAATGCTCCGGATACCACTCCGGCATTGTTAACCCGGTTGATTGAAAGGCAGCCTCACTCGTCGAAATCGCACCAGGATAACGTCTTTCAAACTCTGATTTCGGAATATCTTCGACAATAAAGACAAAGCGACACTTTTCTGGTTCATGCAATGGGCAAGCCGGGTCCCGAAACACTGACATTGAGTTTTCAATCGGCTGATATCGAATACTCTGATCAAACAGCGAATCTTCAGGCGCATTCCTATCACCTTCATTTTCATATTCGGTCACAATCCGATAATAGCCAAATCCCACAGCTACAGCTGATTTGAACGCTTCATCCCGTGCGGATTTCGCATGTCCCTTATTTTCAATATGACGAATCAAGCCTTGATACACATCAGCCGTATCAATATCTGCTCCAGAATCCACCGGAACAGTTAAGAGACTGGGCTTGGCAGATCGCTGACGTCCAATAAGCTGACGAAAGGGTTCGCCAATCTGGTCAATCACCAGCGTCGGACGATCACCCCTATCCCGTTCATCCTGCGGGTCCCACTGTTCAAGATTGAGGAAGCGGAGGTCTTTTTCGCCTTCCTCGCGCTGGACAGATTCTGCGGTATCTGCACTCCGCCACCGATCTAACGCCGTATTTAAAAACTCTCGACTACGTTCATTCATAATAGGTGACATAATTATTGACTCATCCAACTACGCCAGCCAGAACCTTTCTGTGACCGACTCTTAATAAACGGTACATGACGCAAGACTGTTGACGCGGCAAACGTCAGCGCCAACGCATCTCCGTCATCCGGAGAATCAATGCCGCGCCCTTTCATCTGCTCTTTGGACTCCAGAATGACCTGATCTTTGCCATTATGCTTGTAGCCGGGTCCCGTCAAATCGTATTCCAGACGCGGTGTTTTATCAATCGCGCCGCGTGCCAGCCATTCCCGACACTTCCCCCACATATAACTTCGCATATTTGCAAACTTTGTTGAAGGACTTTTTGCACCGAACTGTACTTCGACGACATTCTTGTGTCCCATCTGACGCAACCGATCCACAATCGGACCGCCAATGCCGGTGCCATCGACAAACATCGTCCCAATCCGTTTGCCATCAAAATCCCGATCCAGGACATCGGCAGCTAATGTCACCAGCCGCATTGAATCCCGTGTATCTTCGCCCCCCAGTCGAATCGGAGCGATACTCCTCGCATCCTGCCCACAGCGAAAACGAAAGACCGAATGATCCTCCCCGCCCCGCGCCACATCCAATCCACAGACTAAAGGTTCATCACGCAGACTAATAGCATCACGACGTTGCGCGTTATACACAATATCACTACCGATAAACTGTAAATCTGATGCTGAGGGCGGCAATCCTCGCACTCGCACCCGATAGAAATCAGAATCCTCGCCATAATCATCAGCCCACTCCTGCAACTGAGCTTTATTCGTGAACTGACATTCCCGACTATCAATCATCACACTATCCCACCGCTTCCGCAGGGAACCAAAGCAGATCCGATGAAACGCGCCCGTAGACCGCGTGGGATTGCCAAAGACAAACATCATCGGTTCGCCGTCCGTCAACCCCCCTTCGGCCACCTCAAAAATCTTGTCGGGGACCGCACTGCTCTCATCGACGACGTAAAAGGAGGTCGAATCGGCGGCGTGCTGGCCGGAAAAGGCTTCGGAATTTTCTTCCTTACAGCTTTGGGCAGAACAGAACCAACTGGATTTATACCCGGTATGATACATCCGGTCGCTCGTGACGGTAAACCAGTCACCCGTCAGACACAACTTCGTCCAGCGCTGAATCGATGCCCAGCTCTTGTCCCGAAGCTGGGTAAAGGTATTGGCGGTAATCGTCCCTTTGGCATGAGGCCGGGTGGACATAATCCAGTTGACAATCCACGCCACCATGGTCGATTTGCCGATCCCATGCCCTGAACTGACGCCCATACGAATCGGAGCCACCGGCATTTGTCCCGTAAACCCGCGTTCCTTGACTGCTTTACCTAATCGGATCAGAAACTCCCGCTGCCACACATCCGGACCCTCATAGGGCTGCAACAGTCCCGGCTC